AAACAAAGCTCAAGAATTAGCAAATCAATACGCTAAAGTTGCTCCACAAGCAGCAAAAGATCCAAACTCATTTATACAAGGAGGTACCCTTGCAGGGTACCCTGCTATAGAGGCTTTATTAGACATTTATCAAGAGTTGGATGGATTAGGCAGAGAGATTAAAAAAGCAGGCGGCGGCGAAACCACTACCTATAATGCAATGCAAATGATAAAAAATATTCAGAGAATAAGACAAGGCGACCAAAATGCATTAAGAAGATTAAACAATCAGATTGCCAGCAACGAAGCCAAATTTATTATGGATTTTGTTAAAAAAGATATTGCAAGTATAAGCGCACAAGGCGAATCACAAGAACAAAACGACATCATGAGATTAGCCGGTCTGTAAAGATTGGCTAAATTCTTGAAATTCTTTGTCAAAAAAGGTTGACAGAAGATAAATATTATTGTATAGTATATAATGTGCTATACAAAATTAGGCACATAGAACATAGGCATATAAAGGAGGCATAACTATGGCATCATTAGCAGAAATCCGAGCAAAGCTCAAAGAACAAGAATCACGCACAAGCGGTAACAGCTCAGGCGGCGGTGATAACAGCATTTACCCATTTTGGAATATTAAAGAAGGCGATAGCGCAACGCTACGTTTCCTTCCTGATGGCAATGCAGACAACACATTCTTTTGGCAAGAGCGTTTGGTAATTAAACTACCATTTGCAGGAGTCAAAGGTCAAACCGACTCACGTCCAGTACAAGTACAAATTCCATGTATGGAAATGTATGGCGAGACATGTAATATTCTTAATGAAGTACGTGGTTGGTTTAAAGATCCAAGTCTAGAAGATATGGGTCGTAAGTATTGGAAAAAACGTTCTTATATTTTTCAAGGTTTTGTTGTGGACAATCCACTAAGCGAGGACACTACTCCGGATAATCCAATCCGTAGATTTATTATTGGTCCTCAAATCTTCCAGATCATCAAACAGGCTCTTATGGATCCAGACATGGAAGAATTGCCAACAGATTACACAGCAGGTGTAGACTTCCGTCTTAATAAAACTTCAAAAGGCGGATACGCAGACTACTCAACATCTAACTGGGCACGTAGAGAGCGTCCACTAAATGATGCTGAAATGCAGGCTGTTAATACACACGGCTTGTTTAATCTAAATGACTTCCTACCTAAAAAGCCAGGTGAAGTAGAACTTAAGGTCATGCAAGAAATGTTTGAAGCGTCAGTAGACGGTGAAGCATTTGACATGGATCGTTGGGGACAATACTTCCGTCCAGCGGGCATGAGTGCAGCAACAGGCGATCCAGTTGCTCCGGCTGCAAGCACACCTGCACCAACACCAGCGCCAGCACCTGAGGCAGCACCTGCTCCTGTAGCAGAGGCAGCACCAGAGCCAACTCCAGCACCAGCAGCTGAAGCGGCTCCTGCAGAAGGTGGCAATGCGCAAGACATTCTTGCAATGATCCGCGCACGTCAAGGACAGTGATAACTAGTGGGGGAGCAATCCCCCATTTTGCTTTTTAGATTAGGAGATATTATGGCGACTAAGGCATTTGATCCGACCAAGTTTCGGACTGCATTAACAAAATCTATTTCAGGTATGAGTGCAGGATTTAACGATCCTACTGATTGGATTAGCACAGGTAACTATGCACTCAATTATCTTATTTCGGGTGATTGGAATAAAGGCGTTCCGCTAGGCAAAGTAAGTGTATTTGCTGGCGAGTCCGGTGCAGGTAAATCATATATTTGTTCAGGTAACATTGTAAAGAGCGCACAAGATCAAGGTATCTTTGTAGTTCTTATTGACTCAGAGAACGCACTTGACGAAGCGTGGCTACAAGCACTTGATGTAGATACTTCAGAAGATAAACTACTAAAACTTAACATGTCAATGATTGATGATGTTGCTAAGACTATTAGTACGTTTATGACAGACTACAAAGCAATGGCGGAAGAAGAACGTCCTAAGGTACTGTTTGTAGTCGACTCGCTAGGTATGTTGTTAACACCAACCGATGTTGATCAGTTTAACAAGGGTGATATGAAAGGCGATATGGGTCGTAAGCCTAAAGCACTAACTGCACTTGTTCGTAACACTGTTAACATGTTTGGTAGTCACAATGTAGGCTTAGTAGCAACTAATCATACATACGCATCGCAAGATATGTTTGATCCAGACGATAAAATTTCAGGCGGTCAAGGCTTTATCTATGCATCATCTATTGTAGTTGCAATGAAGAAGTTGAAACTAAAAGAAGATGAAGACGGTAATAAGATTAGTGAAGTGCGTGGTATTCGAGCCGCTTGTAAGGTTATGAAAACACGTTATGCTAAACCGTTTGAAGGTGTACAAGTTAAGATTCCATACGAAACAGGTATGAATCCATATAGCGGCTTGCTTGAATTGTTTGAAGGCAAAGGTGTAATTGAAAAGAGCGGCAACCGTTTGAAGTATGTTACTACTGATGGTGAAGAACTGCTTGAATACCGTAAAAACTGGACAGGTGAACTACTCGATAAGGTTATGTCAGATTACCTCGTAAAAGAAGCTTCTATGGTAAATATCGCTGAGGTTGACGAGGAAGCAACTGTTTTAGAATCTATCGAGGAGTAACATATGGACGAAAGTCATGTCACCGAAATCTGGCAACTTTTTAAAGAATATTTAGATAAGAAAAATATAGAAATTGCCGCAGAACGTTTTATCGATTTAATGGCAGATTACGGAGTAGGCGACGATACCTTAATCTCGGCATTAGGCGCAGACCCGCATTTAGATAATGCTATTAATTACTTTTTGGATTTGGATGATGTTGATAAATTCGACGACGAAATAGACGATTGGGATGAGTAATGGGATGGTATAGTGAAGTATCTAGAGATATTTCTAAAATTCCTGATGCAGTTGCATTTTTTGAAAACGAACTTAGACAAGCAAAACAAGAGTGTAAACTTGTAGGTAATGTTGAAAAAAGTGCGGCTGCTATGCCAGGCATTGTTGAACATCGTTTTAATCAGCTTCAAGAAATTGAAGCAATCTTAAACTATTTGAATATTGAGCTACGTAGATTGCGTAGCTCTTTCTTCAAAAAATATCTTGAAAATTATCAACGAGCTCTGTCAAGCCGTGATGTTGAAAAATACGTTGACGGCGAGGCAGACGTTGTTGATTATGAAAAAATTATCAATGAATTTGCACTTCTGCGCAACAAATGGTTAGGAGTCTTAAAGGCCCTGGACCAGAAGCAATGGCAGATAACTAATGTTGTAAAGCTTCGTGTAGCAGGAATGGAAGATGCAACTTTATGATATTTAACGCATGGTGGTTAGGCAGTGAAAAAGCTCAAGGAAATTTTGGTGACATACTCACTCCGCACATTTTAGACCATTATAAAATAAAATATAAATTTGAACCAAATTATGTAAATGCCACATTAATTTGTGTTGGCAGTATTGCTAGGCGTGCCGGAGTCAACACTACTGTAATTGGAAGCGGTATAATTTCTAAAGGAGACAGGATTACTCCTGGAGCCAATTGGAGATTTGTCCGCGGTCCTCATACACAGCATCATGTTAACAGATTAGGAGGCAACTGTCCAGCAGTATTTGGTGATCCTGCATTATTACTACCAAAAATTTATAACCCTACAATTACAAAAAAACATAAAATAAGTTATGTGCCTCATAATGTAGATTTCGCAGAAATATCACAAAAATATGAAAATGTTATCAACTTAAGAACAAGTGATTATAAAAGAGTTGTAGATAAAATTTTAGAATCAGAGTTTATCGTCTCAAGTAGTCTTCATGGATTAATTGTAGCACATGCTTATGGAATACCTGCTGCCTGGGCCAGATCACATAATAATTTAAAAGGTGATAATGTTAAATTCGAAGATTATTTCGCAAGTGTTAATCTTAATTGCGAAGTAAGTTCTTACGATTCTCCTAAATTTTGTTTACCAAACAATATTAACATAACTACTATTGAAGAGATTTTAGAGGAAATTGCAAATTTATGAAGGTTGTAATATTAGCCGGAGGACTTGGTACACGCTTACATGAAGAAACTAATATGCGTCCTAAACCGATGGTTGAAATAGGAGGTAAACCTATTCTTTGGCATATTATGAAAATTTACTCTGCACACGGAATAAATGATTTTGTTGTCTGCTGTGGATACAAAAGTAATATTATAAAAGATTATTTTATTAACTATGCTGCAAAAAATTCCGATGTAGAAGTAAACACAAAATCAGGCAATGTAAGATTTTACAATAACCAATTAGAAGACTGGAATATTAATCTTGTAGAAACAGGCGAAGATTCTATGACTGGTGGCCGACTAAAACGAGTTAAAGAACATATTAAAGACGAAGAAGCGTTTTGCTTTACATATGGCGATGGTGTAGGGAATGTAGATATAACCAAGTCTATAGAATTCCATAAAACACACAAAAAATTAGTTACTATGACAACAGCTTATGCCCCTGGAAGATTTGGTAATTTAGAGATAACTGGGGACAAGATAACTAAGTTTCAAGAAAAACCAGAAGGCGATGGAGCAATGATAAATGCAGGATTTTTTGTTTTATCTCCTCAAGTTTTAGATTACATAGACGACGATACTACTACATGGGAAGAAAATCCTCTTCATAAATTAACGTCTGAAGGACAGGTCATGGCATACAAACATACAGGTTTTTGGAGGCCTATGGATTCGCTTCCTGACAAAAATGCATTAGAAAAACTATGGAAAGGTGAAGAAGCACCTTGGAGGATCTGGTAATGAATGCAGATTTTTGGAAAAATAAAAAAGTTTTAATAACCGGACATACAGGATTTAAAGGTAGCTGGTTGTGTACATGGTTACAGTTTTTAAATGCAGAAGTATGTGGATATAGTTTAGACGCTCCTACTACCCCTAATAATTTTACAGAGTCAAAAGTGAGTAGTCAAATGTTGTCCATACTGGACGACACAAGAAATAGAGATGCTATTTTTAGAATTGTTAATACATTTCAACCTGAAATAATTTTCCACTTAGCAGCTCAACCTTTGGTAATAGAATCTTACAAAGATCCTTTTACTACATATGAAACAAATGTCATGGGCACATTAAATGTATTAGATGCAGCAAGACAATGTAATAGTGTAAAGGCAATTGTTAATATAACAACAGATAAATGCTACGAAAATAAAGAATGGCCCTATCCATATAGGGAAAACGAGCCTATGGGGGGTTACGATCCTTACAGTAGTAGTAAAGGTTGCTCAGAACTTTTAACAAGTGCGTACAGAAGAAGTTTTAATTTGCCACTTGCATCAGCAAGAGCAGGCAATGTAATAGGAGGCGGAGACTGGGCACAGGATAGAATTGTACCAGATGCGCTAAAGGCTTTTGGCAAAAATGAAGAACTAATAGTGCGGTATCCTGATGCTATTAGACCTTGGCAGCATGTATTAGAACCATTATCTGGATATATGGTATTAGCAGAAAACCTTTACAATAACAAAGAATTTGCCGACGGCTGGAATTTTGGTCCGTTTGATGAAGATGCAAAGCCTGTTAAAGACATATTAAATTATATGACCTCTAAATGGGGGAACAATGTAACTTGGACTCATGATAAACAAGAACATTTACACGAAGCTCATTATCTAAAATTAGATATTAGTAAAGCAAAGACCTACTTAAACTGGCGGCCTAGATGGCGGTTAGAACAAGCACTTAATGCTACAATAGAATGGCACAAAGCCTGGCTAAAAGGTGAAGATATGAGAAAAGTTTCTATAATGCAAATAGAAAAATTTATGAACGGAGAAACAAATGGTTGAAAAAATATCATACGCAAAGACAGTATACGGACAAGCAGAAATAGATGCTGTCGTAAAATGTTTAGAACAATCTACTCAAATGGGTGTCCATAGTAGACAGTTTGAAAAACAAATTGCAGATTTATTCGACAAAAAAGAATGCTTATATGTGAACAGTGGATCTAGTGCGTTACACATAGGCATGGAGGCATTTGATTTTCCAGAAGGTAGCGAAGTAATTACACCGGCATTAACTTTTGGTACAACATTATCATGTATTTTAAAAAATAAGTTAATTCCTGCATTTGTTGATGTAGAACCAAGAACATATTGTATTGATGCTAGTAAAATAGAATCTATGATTACAGAAAAAACCGTTGCTATCCTAGCACCAGATTTATTAGGTAATGTTTGCGACTGGCGTAGGATAAGAGAAATTGCAGACAAGCATGGATTAAAAGTTTTACATGATAGTGCTGATACGTTAGGAGCAACTGTAGATGGTGAAAATATAGGAAAGTATAGTGATATGAGTATTACAAGTTTCTACGGTTCTCATATTATTAATTGTGCAGGAAACGGCGGTGCCTTATGTTTAAACGATGAAAAGGTTATTGAAAAAGCAAAACTTCTACGTAGTTGGGGTAGAAGTAGTAGTTTATTTGACGAAGCAAGTGAAGCAATAGAGAATAGATTTAATATAGAATTAGATGGACTAGAATACGATGCGAAATTTGTTTTCGCCATTCCGGGCTACAATCTAGAAGGTAACGAAATGGGAGCAGCCTTTGGACTAGTACAACTAGAAAATTTAAAAAATAATATCGATGTAAGAAGAACAAATTATCATAAACAAATTAATTACTTTTCAAAATATAGAGATTATTTTGTAAATCCAGTCGAAGCTCAAGATGTTACTACAGGCTGGTTAGCATTTCCAATTTTAATTAAAGAAGATGCTCCGTTTACACGTAAGCAATTTCAAATTTACTTAGAAAAAAGAGATATACAAACAAGAGTTTGTTTCACAGGTAATGTTTTACGGCAGCCAATGGCACAAGGGATTACAATGCGTAAACACAAAGCAGGATATCCTAATGCAGATGCTGTTATGGAACGTGCTGTGCTTTTGCCGTTACACCACGGAATGACAGACGAAATGTTTGAACGTTTACATAATACTATTGATCAATTTATAGCAGAACATACATGAAAGTATTAATCACAGGAAGCAATGGATATTTAGGAAAAGCTATATCTAAAAGTCTGTTTCTTACAGGTAATGCTATCGGACATTACACTAGAAAAACCGAAGTTAATTTTATCCAACAATTTAATCCTGATGTTGTTGTACATACTATTTGTTCTTATGGTCGCAACGGAGAATCTCCTAACCAAATATATCAGTCCAATCTTAATTGCGGTATAGAAGTACTTTCGGAATGCAAAAAATTAGACAAACGGGTTACATTTATAAACTGTGGTACTTCTTTAAAATTTAACACAAATTTATATTCTATAAGTAAAGGTCAATTTGTTGAATACGGCAAGTTTGCTTCTAGTGATCAATTACAATTCCTTAATATGAATCTACAACATTTTTATGGCCCAGGTGCTACAAATAATTTTATTTCCTATGTTTTTGAAAATTGTTTTACAAATAAAGACTTAGCATTAACTGAAGGAACACAACAAAGAGACTTTATCTATATAGACGATGTTATAACAGCATTTAAAACTGTAATTGAAAAACGCAATACATTACTAGATTTTGAAAACATAGATGTAGGCACAGGTGTTACTACACAGTTAAAAGATGCAATAACAAAAATTAAAGAAATAACAAAATCAAGCAGTGCCCTTGAGTTTGGCAAAGTACCTATGAGAGAAAATGAAGAAATGATTATGTCTGCAAATACAAAGTTTCTAAACAAATTAGGATGGACATATAAAAATGATATCAACAAAGGATTAGCATTAGTAAAGGATTATTATGGTAAAAGATAAAGCAAAACTTACTGGAAAAAATCCTAGCAATTTAAAACAATCTATTATCTTAAATCTAGCGTTACAAGAAGCAGATATAGAATCTAGAAATTGTGAAATTAAAATAAATCATGACAAAGGTATATCATATGTAAACGGTGTAGAATTACCAATAATTTTTCCGAAAAAATGGTTGAAGCATACTAGCAAATTGCACACACTAAAAAAGGAATATAAATTTTACTTTAATGGGCACATAGGTAAAGGATCTTCTAGAGAAACTCTTTTACAAGATTTTATCAAACGAGATGACTGTAAGGTTGTTTGGAGCGACGACGGCCGTGTAATTGCAAAAAAAGACAAATATAATACAGAATACTTTACAGGGCTTGCAAAAAGTCAATATGGTCTATGTCCGCATCAGCCCGGATGGAAGGGAGATATGGATGCACTATGGACATACAGATATATAGAATGTTTAATGTCTAAAGTTATTCCTGTAAACTTTAGAGAAACTCCTCTTAGTAAAAGTTTTACAGGTGATAGTATTTTTGTATGGGATAATGACATCCTTGCAAAAGATATAGTATATGATACAGATATTTTAGATCATAATTATAATTTCGCAATTTCTAAATTTACTCTTTCTCCAAAACAAATTAGGACCATAAAAAAGTTTACGTAGTTAAGTGCGCACATAAATATCTACATGAAAGATAGAGTTGTTTTAGTCACTGGTGGTTTCGATCCTCTCCATAGTGGACATATAGAATATTTTAAGGAAGCAAAAAAACTAGGATCTAAATTAATCGTAGGTTTAAATAGCGACGAATGGCTTACTCGCAAAAAAGGACGTCCGTTTATGCCTATAGAAGAACGTGCTGCGATAATTAAAGAACTTGCAGTGGTCGATAAAGTCATAAGCTTCGATGACTCAGATGGCAGTGCTTGTGGAGCTATTTTTAAAGTTTTAAGTACAACACCATCTGGTACAAAGATAATTTTCGCCAATGGCGGGGATAGAACAAATACAACTACTCCAGAATATGAAACATATGGCGATATGAATTATGTAGAATTTGTCTGGGGAGTAGGTGGCGAAGATAAAAAAAATTCTTCTAGTTGGATACTAGAAGAATGGAAAAATCCAAAAACTATAAGATCATGGGGTTGGTACAGAGTATTAGATCATCAGCCAGACAAGGGATACAAAGTAAAAGAACTGGTAATTGCTCCAGGTAAACATCTTAGTGACCAACGACACAAGTATAGAAACGAACATTGGTATGTGTTAGATAACGAAGTTACAATAGCTCTAGAAGATGATAGAGGAAAAAATGGAGTTAGATTAGAAAAAAATCATAATGTAATTATCGGTAATAATGTTTGGCACAAAGCCATGAATGATACCGATAAGCACACTCACATACTCGAAGTGCAGTTTGGGGAACTTTGTGAAGAAGAAGATATTGAAAGAAGAGATTAATGAAAATATTTGTAGGTTATGACACAAGAGAAGATATTGCATACCAAGTTTGCAAGCACAGTATTTTAAACAAGCAACCACTAGCAGATGTGCGCCCTTTAAAGCAGCAAGAGCTACGTGACGCAGGCTGGTATACACGTAGTTTAGATAAACTTGCAAGCACCGAATTTACATTTACACGTTTTCTTATTCCAGAACTTACAAACTTTACTGGCTGGGCGTTGTTTATGGATTGTGATATGATCCTTACAACAGATATTAAAGAGTTGTTTGACCAAGCAGACGACAAGTATGCTGTAATGTGTGTGAAACACGATTATACACCAAAAGAAGGCACAAAGATGGATGGGCAAAAACAAACTATCTATCCACGTAAGAATTGGTCAAGTGTAATGCTGTTTAATTGTGCGCATCCTAGCAATGCTGCACTTACAATGGACCTAGTTAATAGTCCAGAAATAAATGGAGCATACTTGCACAGATTTAGTTGGTTAAAAGATGAAGAAATTGGAGAATTGGATCACACTTGGAATTATCTTGTCGGTGTTTACGATGACATTGATACACCCAATCTAATCCATTATACAGAAGGCGGACCGTGGTTTGAAAACTACAGAGACTGTGAGTTTAACGAACTTTGGAAACAAGAACTTTATGATATGTTTAAGTAAAAACAAAACTGACGATTATGTAAATAAATTTGCATTTGGGGCAGGATTACAAGTCGAAGATTATGATTATGATTTTGGCGACAACACCATTCT